AGATGGCGAAGCAGCAGGGCACCACGCTCGAACGTGCGCTGAACAACTACGTCTCGATGGAAAACAAGCTGCGCCAGGATCCGGTCGCGGGGTTGGACACCATTGTCTACAACCTCAATCTGCGCACCGACACCGGCGATCGCATCACTTTGCGCGACATCGCCTTTCATGTGCTCAACCAGACGCCGGAACAGCAGGAGCTGCTGAAGAACCAGAACAAAGTCGACGCCCAGGCGCAACAAATTGGACAGCTGCACCAAACCGTGAACAAGCTTGTCAGCGGCATCCAACAGATGCAGTATCAGGCCACGTTCGCGCAGACGAGGGCACAGCTTGATCGGTACGCCGACGCCAAGCCCCGCTTCGACGAACTCAGCGACCTGATCGAGCGCGAAATCAAACTCGGCTTTACGCTCGACCAAGCTTACGCCAGGGCTGACTTGCTCCGCCCGGCAACCCAAGCGGCTCAGACCCGCACCCCGCCGGCTCAGACCCGGACCGCTGCGAAATCCATTTCTGGCGCCCCCGCAGGCCCGTCCAACGGCGTGGCACGCAGGGATAAGCCAGTCGGCCGCCGCGAGGCGATCGCAGGTGCCATCCGGCGCGCGAACGGTTCGCTCTGATCCAACATCCAACGGGGAGCATCACTGATGCCCAACATTACGTCTAACGCGACCTATCAGCAGATCTTGAGCATGGCGGTCGAAGACCGCTCGTCCTCGTATGAGGATCTTGTCAGCAATAACAACGCATTGCTGGCGGTTATGAGAAAGAAAGGGTTGTGGCAGTCTTACAGCGGCCCGCGCATCCGACAGACACTACAGATTGCAAAACAGGTCGCGCAATGGTATAGCGGATACGACCAACTCCTTAATCCTGCTATAGATTTGTTCAATGACGCCTTTTTTGATCCGAAGATGGTTGTCGTACCTATCGTGTTGAGCATGCAGGAGATTTTGAACAACCAGGGCGAGAATCAGCTGGAAGACGTGCTCGACGCCTACATGGAGGCGGCCGAGCGCAGCCTGGAAGACACCATGGACGCGGCGCTGTACGGCGACGGCACCGCCAATGGCGGCAAGCAGCTCACTGGCCTGGCCACCGCCGTGCCGATCGTGCCGACCAGCGGCGTCTACGGCGGGATCGATCGCGGCACCGCCACCATTTGGCAAACCAAGACTTATGACGCGCATACCTACGCGCCGACGATCGGCACCCAGGTGTCCGCGACCACGATCCGGCCTTTGATCAACGCCGTGATGACCAAGCAGAGCCGCGGCCGGCAGTACGCTGACCTGCTGGTCATGTCCCCGGAACACTACGCCGCGTATGATGCCGCAACGGTAGCTATACAACGCATCACGGGCGATACCAGCATGGGCAAGCTCGGTTTCACCTCACTGGAGTATATCGGCGGCGGAAAACGGGCCGAGATAGTATTGGATGGCGGCATCGGAAGTAATATGCCGGCCAATACCACCTTCGGGTTGAACACGGATACTTTCCGTCTTCGGTATCATCCGTCCCGTAACTTCGATAAACTGTTCGAAGGCGAAGGACAGATGCCGATAGACAAGGACGCGATTGCTCAATTCATCGGATGGATGGGCGAGCTAACAATGGTAAATCCGCAAATGAACTGGCGGTTGTACGACAGCGTTCCGGCGTCCTGATCGACATCGGGGGAGGGACAAGACCCCCCAAGCCTTCCCGCTCTCCCCCGGTCAAAGGAGCCGCCGCCTGTGTCCCATAGGACGAGCCTCGGGCGGCGGTTCCGACCCCTTTCACGTGAAACGGAGCTGATGATGATCCCGATGCAGATGCAGTCGCGCGACCCGGACGGCGTCCTGGTGGCGACGTTCCGCAACATGGTGATCCCCAACGCCGGCAAGAGCGCAGCCGAGGGTCGCCCCATCTTTGACGACGTCGAGGTGTGCGAGGTGCGCGTGCCCGGCTCGCGCAACTGGACGCCTTATCCGGCGCATGCGCATTCGCATTGGCGCGTCGACCCGTTCACCGGCGAGCAGACCTCGATCACCTACGCGCAGCGCTTCGAGCACCAATATCGCCAGTTCACCGCCCAGCAGCAGCAGACCAAGAGCGGCACGCCGCTCGACTTTGCCACCTTCCTGACCGAAGGCCAGCGCGCCGGGCTGCAGGCGCAGAACGTCTACACGGTCGAGCAGCTATCCACGATCGACGGCCAGGAGCTGAAGAACCTCGGGCCGAGCGGGCGCGACTGGAAGAACCGCGCCGACGAGTATCTCGCCGCGGCCAAGGCGAACGCGCCGGCCACCCAGCTGATGGCCGAGCTGGAGGCGATGCGCGCGCGCAACATGGCGCTCGAGGAGGACAACGAGGCGCTGAAGAAGACCGGCGGCGAGGGCCAGTTCAAGGACATGGACCTCGAGCAGATCCGCGAATACATCACCGCCCACACCGGCCAGGCGCCAGTCGGCAGCTTGAACCGCAAGGCGCTGGTGCGCATGGCGCTCGACGCGCGGCCAGACAAGGCGGCCTGAGATGAGCCTGTTGACGGTGGTGCGGGACGTCTGCGCCGCCGTTGGCGTGGCGCTCCCCTCGACAGTGTTCGGCGGGCTGAACACCAATCGCACGATGCAAGAAATGGTCGCGCTGGCTAACGAGATGAGCCAGCGCATCGCCTACGACACACGCGACTGGTCGGCGCTCAAGGCGTTGCAGGCCTACACCGGCAACGGCGCGCAGACCGAATTTCCGCTCCCGGCCAACTTCAAGCGCATGCTGCTGACCACCAATGTCTGGTCGTCGCTCAACAGCCAGGCGCCGATGCTGTTCATCCCCGACACCGACGACTGGCTGCGCAACCGGCTGGCCAATCGTACATATAGCGGCATTGGCGAGTGGACCTTGTTGGGCGACAGCCTGGTGATCCAGCCGGAACTCGGCATCGGCATCACGGCGACGTTCGCCTACCTCGATCGTAACTGCGTGAGCCTGGCCAGCGGCGGCTACGGCGACAGCTTCCTGGCTGACAATGACCGCTTCCGGCTCGACGAGCGGCTGTTGAAGCTGGGCATGATTTGGCAGTGGATGGCCAATAAGGGCTCGCCTTACGCCGAACCGATGGGGACTTACAGCGACGCGCTGGCCAACGCGATGGGACATGACCAGCCCGCGCCGATCCTGATCAACCGCACGCCGGCGTCGCAGTGGTCGCGCAATGCCAACTATTAACCAGCCACGCAGCAACGCCGGCGCCTTCGATATTGCGTTGCAGGGTCCGCCTGGCCCGACGGGACCGGAAGGTCCGATCGGGCCGCCCGGGCCGGTCGGTCCGCAGGGCGCGACCGGCGCCGACAGCACGGTGCCAGGTCCGCAGGGGCCGGCTGGCGCCTCGACCAGCCGCTTCTTCTATCGTTTTGACGCCAACTCAACGTCACCGAACGACCCCGGCGCAGGCAAGTTTCGCTACAACAACGCCAACCCGGCGCTGGTCACTGCGCTCTACATGGACGCGCAGACGCAGGACGGCTTTGACCCGACCGTGATGTTCCAGGTCGCGACGTTCGACGATCAGTTCATCCTGCAGGACAAGGACATCTCGGCCAGCCACCAGGTCTGGCGGCTGACCGGCCCCGGCATCGCCTACCCGGATTGGTTCGAGGTGCCGGTCGCGCTCGTCTCGGCGCAGGGCGCCACCTCTTGGAACCACAATCAGGAGCTGGCCTTCCTGCTGCGCGCGATGGGCCAGAAGGGCGATAAGGGCGATACGGGCGCGACCGGCGCTGCCAGCACGGTACCAGGGCCGCAGGGACCGCAAGGCATCCAAGGTCCGCAGGGCGTCAAGGGCGACACTGGCGCGACGGGATCAACCGGCGCCACCGGACCCGGCGTCGCTCCTGGCGGCACGGCTGGTCAGACGCTGACCAAGATCGACGCCACCAACTACAACACGCAGTGGACCAACCCGCCCGTCGGCGATGTCACCAAGGCATACACCGACACGCAGGATGCGCTGCGGGTGCTGAAGACCGGCGACAGCATGAGCGGTGCGCTGAACATAAGCTACACCCCGTACCCCAATCTCGTATTGAACGATGCTGCAGGATCAGGTGGTTGTCCGATATTATCAGGGAAGAAGGGAAATCTTGGTCGTTGGGACTTGTTGTTAGGGCTGGGCGCTGAGAGTGGCGGTAGTAGTGGGTCCGATTTTCTCGTTCGGCGCTATAATAATGCTGGTGCGTATATTGACGATCCACTTACTATTGTTCGCTCGACTGGTCTTGCAACTATGAAGGCACTATCGCTAACAGGTGAGTTATATGCTGGTGCTGGTGGTACATTGGGCAACCGATTGGTATTAGCACCTCAAGGCACCGGCTCGAACGGTGGGTTTAAGGTAGGCGGATCAGATAATATCAACACCACTCGTCTCGACAGCGGCTTTTGGGAATGTTCGACGGGAACGACTGCCAAGGGCTATCCGACTAATAACGGCTGGCACCATACAATTTCATGCACGCACAGCAATGACGGCAACTATTATTCCCTGCAGTTGAGCGCGCCGTTTGCTCCTGCCGGTAATCTGTACTGGCGGCCCACGGAGAGCAATGGCGCCACAGCATGGCGAACGGTGTGGGACAGCAACAACGCACCCGGTGGACCGTGGCTACCAATGGCTGGAGGTGCATTGAGTGGCGCTCTTTCCTGCACGGGATTTAGCGCGACAAACTATATAATCACTTACAATTGGGCAGGTGATCCGAACAACGGCATCATCTTTATGAACGCCGCGCAGACCAGATATATTAACTGCGTTGGCAGTAACTACACTTTTGCCGGGGGAGAGATTAACGCGAGTAATGGACGGCTGTGGGGGTCGAGTGACTTCGCTAATCCTTCCGGTGCCTATCTCCCGTTGGGCGGTGGTACGATCAGCGGCGCTTTCGGTGTTACTGGCGTCTCCTATCTCCATGAAATACAGCTTGCCTATTCGGCATCAGGGTCAGGCATATGGTATGAGGTGCCCGGATATGGCAACCGTTATTACGTAGGTACCGAAGGTGCCAGCGATTTGTGGAGAGTGTATACGACCAGTGGCGGTAACGCTCTTCGTATTGATGGTAACGGTAATGTCAGCGGTAAGAATATCTCTTCAGACAGTCACGTCCATGCGACCAACGGCTATCGTTGCAGAGCGGGTCAAAACGATCCGGCCTACGTGTTCTCAATTGATTGGCCGGGTGCATGGTTTTACATCGGCGGCACCGCCGTCGCGCAACTTGCGTTTCAATCGGACTATCGCATCAAGAAGGACATCGAGCCGCTTAAGGGCATGTGGGATCGGGTCAAGGCGCTTAAGCCGATCAGCTACACGCCGAAGGAATATACGCCGCCCGGTCTTGAGGCGACAGCGAAGAGCGAGGGCAAGCCGTTCGTTGTTGAAACCAACATTGAGCATTGGGGTTTCATCGCGCACGAACTGCAGGACACGCTGCTCTACACGGCGGCGAGCGGGCGTAAGGACGATCCCGATGTAGTGCAGTCGCTCAATTGGCCGCCGATCTTGGCGGCGACCGTGAAGGCGCTGCAAGAGGCGATGGCGCGCATCGAGGCGCTGGAAGCGAGGCTCGCCGCATGAGCGCACACGCAGCCTTCAGGCGGCAGCCGGTGCCGGGTCAGTACGCCCAGCAGCACAAGGCGATCACCTTGCCGGCGCCGACCCGCGGCATCATCCAGAGCGAGAACGACGCCTATATGGGGCCGGGCTCCTGCATCGTCTCGGACAACTGGATCCCGACCATGCGCGGGGTCAAGCTGCGCGGCGGCTGCGTGCGCCACTGCGTGCTCGACGCCGTGCCGGTCATCTCCGCATTCGAGTATGTCGACATCACGCAGCAGCGCATGTTCGCCGGCCAGGCGACCAAGCTGTACGACGTCACCGCGCCCGGCGCGCCGGTGGTGGTCAAAGCGGCGCAGAACAGCGGCAACTACTGCGCCAGTCCGCTGTCCAACCTCTCCGGCAACTGGCTGATCGTGGTCAACGACGCCGGCGACCCGGTGCTGCGCTTTAACGGTAGCAGCTGGGCGACCCTGCTGCCGCCGGCGGTGCCGTCGGACGGCGCCAGCGCGATCACCGGACCGGTCGGCTCGCCGGTCGAGTTCGGCCGCAACCTGACCTACGTCGCCAAGTATCGCAGCCGGCTCTACTTCATCGAAAAGCAGTCGATGAACCTGTGGTACCTCCCGACCGACAGCGTCGGCGGCACCTTGGTCAAGATCCCGCTCTCCGGCGCGGCCACCTTGGGCGGCTACCTGCTGTTCCTGGCGAGCTGGACGATCGACGCCGGCGACGGAATTGACGACAAGCTGGTCTGCGTCACGAGCGAGGGCGAGGCGCTGATCTTCACCGGCAACAATCCGGCCGATCCCGCCACCTGGCGCCAGGAGGGCCGCTACTTCGTCGGCAAGCCGATGGGGATGAACGCGCACAGCCAGGTCGGCGGCGACCTGCTGATCCTGACCATCGAGGGCATTGTCCCGATCAGCCAGGTGATTACCAAGTCATCCGGCGAGATGGAGCTGGCAATGATTTCGCGCGCCATCAAGCCGATGTGGCGCGAGGAGGTGGCGAGTAAGCGCGCCTTCCCCTGGACGATCAAGCGCTGGGACGAGTACGGCGGCATCTTCGTCACGTTCCCCGGCGGCACGCCGGGCAATCGTTACTGCCTGATGATGAACAGCGTCACCGGCGCCTTTGCGCGCGCGGTCGGCTGGGATGCGACCTGCTTCATCCGCAAAGGCGCGGATATGTTCTTTGGCACGCAAGGCGGCGTCATCATGCAAGCCGAGCGCAGCGGCTACGATGACGGCGTACCGTACGTCGCCACGCTCATCGGCGGCTGGGAGATGTTTCAGGCGCGCTCGCAAAACGTGACCTGGCACCAGGCGCGCGCGGTGTTCACGGCGAGCGAGCGCGAGCAGTTCAACCCACAGATCGACGCGGCGACGGATTTCTTTGTCACCATCCCGCCGCCGCCACCGGCTGGTCCAGATCCTGGCGTGTCGGATGTCTGGGACCAAGGTCGCTGGGGGCCGGACATGGGCGGCCCGCCGCCGCCGGTGCCGACGGCGCCGCAGCGCGCGCAGTACGCGCAATGGGATCAGCCGCCGCCGACGCGACCGTCGAACCGCAACACGCTCTGGGTTTCGGTCGGCAAAAGTGGTTTCAGTCACGCGCCGATCGTGCAGATCACCATCGCACAGCAGGTCAAGCCCGACGTCGAGCTGGTCTGCATCCACGCCACCTTCGAGGTCGGCGGCGTCAACGTCTAGGAGCGCGTCATGTCGGATTATGGCTTCGCAGATCCTCCGACCGGATGGGGCATCGACGCCGAGGCGCGCCGGCGCGCGATCGTGCAGGCGCTAATCGAGGCCGAGGGCGCCGGCGGCATCCCGCGCAATCGGCGTGAAGATCCCTACGGCGCCGGTGCCGAAGCCGGCATGGGCTTGGGCGGCATTTCTGCGGCTCCTTCCGGTTTCCAGGGCTGGGGCGGCAGCGTGTTCGGCGACTTCTTCGGCGGAGCGCCGCTTCCCGACAGCTCCAACCCCGAGATCAGCGGACCGCAGGCAGCGCCGGCACCGGCTGCGCCGGCACCGGCTGCGCCGGCACCGGCTGCGCCGGCACCGGCGGCGCCATCGCCCGCAGCGCCCGCACCTACGGCGACGACGCCCGACATCGGCCTGTCGATCAACGACTCCAACAGCATGGCACAGCAGGAGGGGATCAACTCCTCCGGCTTCGCCATCGGCGGCAAGGACGTCGCGGGGAGCCCCGCCATCGCCAACGAGAGCGCGCTGTCCGGCGGCGGCCTGTTCGGCATCGGCTTCGGCAATTTCGGCGCGCCGTCGTCCGGCCTGCTCGCCGACCCGAGCGGCGGCTTGATGTCGGCTGGTAACCTTACCGGCGGGACGCCGCAGGGCGGCGCGCTGCAAGGTGGCCCGCAGAGCGGCCTGCAAGGCCACGACGACGCGACCGAGGGGCAGGGCTCGCAGGGTCAGGCTGGCTTCGCGGCGGGGCTAGGCAATGTCGGGCTCGGCGGTTCTCCCTCGATGGGTACCGGGCCGCTCGGGCACGGCCTCGGGACGGAGGGCAGCGGCTTCTCGGCAGGCGGCTACGGGCAGGGCAGCAGCATGGGGACGACCGGTACGCCCGGCTTCTCCGGCAACAACGGCCCCGGCAGCGCCTTCAGCCAAGGCATATCCGACCCGGCCGCGGAAGCGGCCGCGGCGGCATCGGCGCAAAGCGCGTCGGCGCAAAGTCAAGCCGACGCCGCGGCAGCAGCTCAAGGTCAGGCGTCAGCAACGCAAGGTATGTCGGCAGCTGCCCAAGGTCTGGCAGCGGCCGGCCCGCTGGGCATCGGCCTCTCCGCTGGCCTCGGCCTCGGCGATCAGGACAGCGCCGCCGAGGCGGCTGCCGCTGGGTTGCCGGGCGGTGGCGGCATCATAGGAGGACCGGGTCTGGGCGGCGCGGCGCTGGGCTTTGGCGGCTTCGGCCCCGCCGACGGCATCACCGGCAGCAGTGTCGCCGTTGATGCTGGCGCGGCCACCGCGGCCGGGCTGGCCTCGGCGTCGGGCTGGGGCGGCTTTGGCGGCATCGGGAATGCGGGCGGTCCGGCCACGGCCGGCTACAGCGCCACCGAGGGCGGCGGCCTCGCCAGTCCTGGCGGCGGCCTGATGGGCGGCGGCGGGCCGCAGGGCTTCGGCAACAGCGGATTTAGCAACGAAGGCGCGGCGGCGCAGAGCGCTCAGAGTGAGGCCGACCAGTCGGCCGACAGCTCCGCGGCCACGTCCGCCGGCTTGAGCGGACTGGGCGGCCTCGGCCTTGGTATCGGCGCAGCAACGGAAGGTGTTGGCGGGCTCGGTCTCGGCGGGCTCGGGATGAGCGGACCGACCGGCAGCTTCGAAGGCGGCGACGCATCCGCGGCATCCGCGGCGGCTACGTCCGGTAACGCCGCGGGCATGGGTATCGGGCTCGGCCTCGGTGCCGGCATGGAGGGCGGCGGCCTCAGCGGCCCTGGCGGCCTCGGCGCCGGCTTGACCGGCGGCGGCCTCGAAGGCGGCGGTTCGGTCGACGTCGGCGGCGTCAGCACCGACACCGGCGGCATCGACGTCGGCGGCGGCAGCTTCGAGGGCGGTGGCGGGCTGGGCGGCGGCGACGCCGGCGGCGTCGGCGGCGCGGCGGTCGGCAGCGCCGGTGACACCGCGGGTGGACCCGGCTCGGGTGGGATCGGCGTCGGCGCATCCGAAGGCGGCCCCGGCAGCGGCGAGAGCGCGGGTGGTCCCAGTGGTGACAGCGCCGGCGGCCCCGGTGCGGGCGACGAGTAACAGGGAGACGTGCGATGTGCGGTCAGACAGGTTTTGGCGCCACGCCTGGCGCGGCACAGCCCGGCATGTTCGGTGGCGCGGCGCCACCCGCCGCGGCGGCCGGGGTGCTCGCACCACAGATGCAAGGGCGCGATCGCATCGCGCAAACCCTGATGCCGCAGATGCAGCAGATGCCGCAGACGGCGCAGCAGCCGCAGATGCCGCCGACGGCGCAGACGCCGCAGATGCCACTGGCGCAGCAGCTGCAGATGCAACGGCGCGCGCAGATGCAGCGTGGTATGCCGTCGATGGGTACGCCTGACGACTTCGTGTCGCGCACGCCAGGGCCGCGGCCGTTCGACCCGACGACCTTCATGAACGCCTTTAGGAGACGATGATGTATGAGCAAACCGCGTATGACGGCGCCGGCGCCGGGCGCGATCGGATCACCCAGGCGCTGATGGGGGTACAGAACCCGCCACCAGTCGCCGAGATGCCGCAAATGCCGCCCCCGCCGATGCCAGGCGGAGCGCCGGGCGGCGGTCCTGGCGCTCCCGCCGGCGG